CCCATATCCCGAAAACAACCATTCCCCAAGCTATTATGTGGCATATTATTTCGAGTATCATTTTTTTAGGTTGTTAATATCCCATTTTCCCCGAAAACATTGGTATTTCACCGACGGCCAAACCGCACTTGTTAACACCTATTTCGCCCACTGAGCTTGACAAACGGCGAACCGTTGCGGCCCCTCGGGAAACTCGGTAATCATTGAGCTTTCGCCCATACAACGGCTGATAAACTCGGCTTTCGATTCGTTCTCTTTTTTTTCGGGTAGTGGCATAATTGGTTATTTGTCTATTTATTAAACGGAAATCCGATTTTTATTACCCCAAATCGACCTCGTTCGCTACACTTACGGAATCCTTAAGGAACTGGAATATTATTCCCGCTTTACAACTTGAGCACCCGTAACGTTGCCCAGTCATCTTAGTGAACCACGCGGCGGCTTCCTTAACCATTTGAGCCGTATAAACGCCCTGAGTCGGTAGCCCCGAAATGAAGTTAGCCAGTTCCTCGGTTTCTTTTTCACTCAATTTATATCGGCCCCACTTGTTAATTGGGCAACGGAATAACGAGTATTTGGTTTTTACGGTCATTCGACAACCGCATAACCTGAGTTTTTTTCGATAGTGGGTAACCTCATTAAGTTCCTCGGCCTCGGCTAAATCCTCGGGCGAGAGTTTATCCCCCAAAATGAGGGTTCCGCAAGATTGCGTCGATTTTACATAGTGTTTGCAAGCCTCACACGTCTTGAGACGTTCGGCCGCGATGGCTGGGGGTACTTTGAACATTTCGTTTAATTTTTCCGATTGCGTTTTCTACTAACTTATATAGTTGTTTTACAGGGATTCCCGTGGCTTTACTCGCTTCCTTATAACTGAAATCCTCGAACGTGTATAGCCTCAAAATCACGGCATCGAGTTCAGGCATTAGTTGGATATAGGCATCTAAATACTCGTTATCTAACCGCGAACCTAACCACGGCGCTATTGGTTCCTCTAAATGCTTTTCACTTAGTGTTTCCCAGTTCCGTGAGAACTTACCGTATTTCACCCCAAAACGACCCGAGGGGTCTATGTGCATTAAGTAAAGCGCTCGGTTGACGTAGTAAAACAACTTTTCCTCTTTTGCCAGTTGCTCGGCCTTTTCGCGTTGGTTCTCGAGAATCTTCAAAAGGGTTTCCGAAAGAAGATCGTCGCCCCTAACCGCGTCACGGGTTAAGCCCCGAGCGAACTTTCGCCACGTTGGGTAATGGCGCTCGAGCTCAATATCAAGTGAATTTTTCAACTTTTGTTGAATGTAGCAAAAAACTAACATATTTTTGTCGGCACTAATTTAAACCCTTTTTATAATGGAAACTGAATCAGTTATTAACGAGGAAAAACCGCCATTGTTAACCCCGGTTAATGAGTTCCTTACAATCATTCAAAAGCGATACAACTCAGGCCCCAACTCGTTGGCCGCTGGCGGTTATCGCGAGGTTCTAAAAATGGCCGAACAATTCATTCAGGCCGAGGCCGCTTTTGCCAATGCCGCTTATACGGCTGGTTATGAGAAAGCCATTGAGGATATTCGTAACGCTAAAAATATTGAGCCTCGAAATGAAGCCGAAACAACTCCCAACGATTGAGGAACTCAAAGCGAGGCGGCTCGATATCTTGGGGCTTTATCCTCATATAAAAACCGAGTATATGCGCGATCATTTATACCGCCGAATGATTAGCGTTAACCGCGACCTCTATACATTAACGAAAAACCCAATTTACAAATGAGAAAAATCGGAAAATACACGCCCGAAGAAATGAAAATTGTTGAACCCCAGTTAGCGTATTCGGAACGTCGCGCTATTATTTATAATGAGAGGGCCAAAACCGAAACAATTTATTGGCACGATATAAAACCTCGTTTAGTTCGTTCCTTTGATACTTACGTCGGTTGGGGTTGCCGCTTAGATTGTTTCAATAGCCGCGAGGCTTATGATACTTGGATTGAACACTTAATGAAATTAACCCCGAACACTAAATGAGCCCCGAAAAGTTAGACCAAATCATTAACGACCATTTCGGGACAAAGGCCCTCTTTTCGGCCCGAATGAAAGTGAGTCGGTTTACGGCTTATCGATGGGTAAAAGACCCCGAGCGAATGAGCCTGAAAGACCTCGAGCGATTGAGTAAAATAACGAAAACCCCCATTTGTGAACTACTATGAGCGCCGAGGAAATTTTACAACAAGCGGTTGAACTGATACCGAATTCGAATCGGCGTAACGTGCTCACGTTATTAGCGCCTCATTTTAGCCCCGAAATGATGGCGGCCTCAGTTAGATACTTGGAAAGATTCGAAACGGCCGTAATGGGCTCCGAACAAATCGTTAAACTCGTTTTCGAATTGGTAGCCGAACTTACCGACGTTCCCGATTTTCGCCAACGGAAAACGCGACAATTTCAATATGTATTCCCACGCCAGTTGGCAATGTTCGTTATTTACAACGAAATACCTGAGTATAGCTACCGTAACTGCGCCGAATTATTCGCCCATAAGTTCGACCACGCGACCGCCATTAACGCTTGTCATTCCATTAAGGATCGCTATGCAACCGATAAAACAACGCGCCAACGTGTTGACAATCTTGTTTCCGCGTTAGTGGCTCGAGGATTATTTGGAACCCAAAAGGAACTCGAATCAATAAACATTTATGGCAAAGTTTAAAGACCTAACAACCGACCAACTCCGGGTTGAACGCTGGCGGCTATACTATTGGGAGCCCAAAACGGCGGGGGGTATTTCCCAAAAAAAAGAGCAACTAAAAAAGATTAACGCCGAACTATATAAACGAACGGGTAACGATGCCTATCAATTATGCCTATTAACTTTCTACCGAAACAAGCCGAGTGTTTAAATGCATTGAGCCTCGACTCGACGGCCGAGGTCGTATTGTTCGGGGGAGCCGCTGGGGGCGCGAAATCGTTTACTGGTTGCGCGTGGCAAATTATGAGGCGGCTCAAGTACCCCGGTACTCGGGGGCTGATAGGTCGCAGTAAACTCGACACGCTCAAGAAAACGACTTTAAAAACGTTTTTCGAGGTCGCTGGAATGTTCGGGCTCAGGGCTAACGAGCACTACACATATAACGCACAATCCAACGTAATAACGTTTTACAACAAATCCGAAATCATTTTAAAGGATTTATTCGCGTACCCATCCGACCCCTCTTTTGATTCGCTCGGGTCGCTCGAAATTACCGACGGCTTTATTGACGAATGTTCTCAGGTGAGTAAAAAGGCGGTCGATATTGTTCGGAGCCGTATTCGTTACCGATTAACTCAAAACAATCTTAGCCCGAAAATCTTGCTAACGTGTAATCCGTCGAAAGGCTGGTTATATAATGAATTTTTCGCCCCGTTTCGTTCGGGGCACTTACCGCCTCATTTGGTATTCATCCAGTCGCGAGTGAGTGACAACCCCCACCTACCCGCCACCTATGCCGAAACGTTAGCGAGGTTGCCTGAGGTCGATCGTAAACGACTTTTGGAGGGCGACTGGGATTTCGACGAGACACTCGACGCGCTTTTCAGTACCGACGACCTTCTTAGATGCTTTCGAAACCCCGAAACGACGGGCGAGTTATATATTACGGCCGATATTGCGCGGCTCGGAAAAGACCGAACGGTTATCGCCCTTTGGCGCGGCCTATCGCTTATCCAAATTACTGAACTGAGAAAGAAACGAATTGACGAAACGGCGGCGGTTATTCGCGAGCTGGCTGATTATCATAAAGTAAAATTGAGTAATGTAATCGCTGATGCCGACGGCTTAGGAGCGGGGCTCGTTGACGTGCTCAAGTGCCGAGAGTTCCGTAATGGCTCAAGGGCAACCAAGCCTGAAAGGTTCGCTAACCTCAAAGCCGAATGTTTTTTTAAGTTGGCCGAACTAATTGAGATTAACCGGGTAATATTCCCCCAAAACCACCGCGACACTATCGTTAAGGAACTCGACCTCATTCGCCGTAAAAACCCCGAGGGTGACGGAAAATTAGCGGTTACTGGAAAAGAGGAAATCCAACGAGTTCACGGCCTTTCACCCGATTACGCCGACGCGATCGCAATGCGTATGTTTTTCGAGCTTTTCCCGAATTATGGGCGCTATGCCTACGCCTAATTTTCAACAATGAAAGCCGCGCCAGTTGCGGAGTTGAGGCGCTTATTAACAATAATCAAAAAAATATTTTTGTTATGTAGCAAATTTGCAACATATATTTGCGCCATCAATAACGATAATAACTCAAAAAAATCAAGAGATGACTCAGAATCAAATTAAAAACGAACTTGCACAATGTTACCGCTCACTCGAAAAAATTCATATCGCTCTTGCGATTGCAATTGAGCAGAATGATTACAATTACGAATTTCTCTGCTTTAATCGAATTGATGAGTTTTCAAATCGCATTATAGAATTGGAGCAATTAACCAAATAACCAATCGAGGGGCGCGACTCGACAACGCGCATTTTTTCCATAGCAACTTAAAACCCTTTTATTATGAGTTATTCTCTTATCATTTCAAACCACCCACTACGCACCTCACAAATTATCGAATTCCGAAATATTCGCGAGGCGCTGAATTCATTTATTGAGCGTTGCGACGCGCTCGACCTCGAATATCGTGAGGACAACAATGGCAACTTCATAACCGAAAGCCGTGGTCGCGATATTACCCTCGAATTAATATCTAATTTCTAACCCCAAAACCTCCTAAAAAAATGGCTTCTATCACTTACGAAATCAAAGTACCGACAACCGTCGATACAATCACTATCGAGCTCCCTTATTACTGCGCCGACGATTACGGTTGCTGGGCAATACTCGAGGAAAACAAGATTATCAGCGTGAACAACTGGCAACGAATCGGCCAAGCGAGTATTTGGCTTAAAACCGAAATAACGTCCGAAATGAAAATGCCCGAGGTTAAGCCCATCACTCGCGAGGAATTTATCGAAGTGTACAACGCGGTTCAATCTAAATTCTCCGAACTGATATGAAAGAGGATATTAAAACCGAACTCCGAATTATTCTAATCATTAATCTAATTACCCTTATATGGTTACTTATCCACTAACCCCCGAAACGCTGGAATCGTTGCAAAAATTCCAAACACGGCTCAACTCGTTACCCAGCGAGTTAGCCGTCGAATCCACGCCCGATAAAAAGGCCCAAACGGTTGTTATTTCTCATATCGAAATGACACTCGACGAGCTCTTTTTTGGACAATGGAAAACTGAAAACTTTAAATGGAGCGCGATTGCGAATGAGGTTCAGGGTTCTCTCGAGCTCGTTGCGATTCATCCCGTGACTGGTTTCGAAATCCGTCGCACCGGGGCCGCATCTATTGTTATAATGGTCGATCGCGTACCCGATGGGGTGACGGGAACCGACCGAAACCAATGGGCTCTTAATCCCTCGAATAAAAAAGCAAACGCGCTCGATATGGCTTTTCCAAAATTGAAGTCGGAATGTTTGAAAAATGCCGCTCAGTCGCTGGGTAAGATTTTCGGCCGTGACTTGAACCGAAAGAACGTCGACCAGTATCAGCCATATAAATTGCAAGTTGGCGAATTACCCCAAAACGTCATTAATAAGCTCGAGGTCGGAATAATGAATAAAGACCCTCAAGCCATTGAGGCTGTTAGCGCTCTCGACACGGTTATGAGCCCAGCGCAAAAGACTCAATTATTAACCCTAATTCAGCGAACAAATGAGCAATAATCCCTATTTAAACGATTACCTCCTAACGGTTGCCCAAAATTCAGCCGCGTGGGATAAAATGCGCCTCGGACGATTCACGGGCTCGGGTATATCAGCCCTAATGACTAACCCCAAAACAAAAGCCGCCATTGAATCGGGCGAACTTTCCGAAACGGCTAAAAAGTACATTTACGAAAAGGCTATGGAAACGGTAACGGGGCAAAGCGCCAACGAGGCAACCTCTCGAGCGATTGACTGGGGGAACGAATGGGAAGAACACGCGTTACGTCAACTCCAAATTGCTCTCGATAGCCCCGAGGAATCGACCGAACTCAAGCCGTCGTTTAAGTTATTTAATGAGTATTTCGGTTGCTCACCTGATGCCTTTATGATTCATCCCGAATTCGGCCCGGTTGGTTGCGAAGTAAAGTGTCCGTGGAATTCGGTTAACCACTTTCTACATTCTCAGGTGCAAAGCGCTGAGGATTTGAAACGGGTGAACTCCGATTACTACTGGCAAGTGATGGGGAATATGTTAACGTTTAACCTCCCCGCTTGGGTTTTCGCGTCATACGATCCCCGCCAACCTGAGCACCGCCGTTTGCATCATACGGTAATTTTATTCGACCCCGAAGCGGCGGCCGCCCTTTGTGAGGCGATGCAACGAGCTCACGAATACAAAGCGACTATTTTAAATGAGTGGATGAAATTTTAAACCCTAAATCCTTATTATTATGAATAAAGAACTAATTGAGTTAATTACCGACACGGTAAGCAAAAGAACCGAAGTCGATGCGGTGACTATTTACAACGTTTGCGAAAGTCGCGGGTTCGTACGAGGAACCTATACAAGCTATATTTCAATGCTGAAAAAAGCTGGGTATTTACGACG